TCCGCTGAACGTCTCGCCGTTGCACGTCCCGTCCGTGAAGAAATCGCCGGACCAGCTGCCGACCTGGTAATATGCTCCGCAAATATACACCTGGAGGATGCCGGAGTCGCTGCGGATGTAGATGCCGGCGGCCGGAGCGCTGACGCGCGTGTCGCTGGTCGTGTAGCTGTCCACGCCGTCGAACGCCAGATCCAGGGATCCGGAGCATTGACCAGGATCAGAGTGGAACACCTGGCCGGCAGTCGCCGTGATATATTCGTTGTAGTTTGTCGTGATCGTGCCTCCGTTACCGTCAGCGATCACGGCGCCCTGTTCGTAGTAACCGTATTGGAACGTCCCTTGATGTCCTTCGCTGTCGGACCATTGGAACTGCAGCGGACCTGTTTCACCTGTCGAAAGCACATAGTTGAAAGGCAAGAAACACCCATGGCTTCCAAGAGGTCCTGTTACGGTGTCATAGCCGCCAGATCCATTGGCAATAGTCCGGCGAGGCATAAAATACCCGGACCAGGGCGTTCCGGCCGCGTCGGTTACCTCGACATAGTCGCATTGGCTGTCGATAACGATGCCGGCGTCCTCGTATTCCAGGTCGCCGTGCGCGATGATGCCGAAATCGGTGTGCGTAAACTCGACGAACGAGCGCGGACCCTTGGTCTGGCGCTTGTTTTCCGCGTTCATCACGTTTTTGAAGATCCATTTGCCCAGGAATTCCGGTCGCTGGATCATCCAGGAGCGCGTTCCAATGGCTTGCAGAGGAACCGTGTATTGAGCTCGATCTCCAAAGAGATCGGAACCGGCCGGGATCGACAGATAGCCGGCGTTGTAGATCATCGAGAACGACGCATCGGTCACTTTTTTGAGCCTGGAGTTAATGTCCAGGGACATGCTGCTGATCGTGCTGGTCAGACCCTGGACGTCGGCCATCGCATGCGTGTGAGTTGTGCTGGCCTTGCCGGAAAGCGAGCTCGCCAGGCCGGAAACATCCGCGATCTGGTGCGTGTGCGCGAGCGCAGCCTTGCCGGCGAGCTCGGCGTCAGCTGAGGCGATTGTTTTATACGTCGCGGCAGCTTCTGTCTTGGTCAAACCGTCAACAAGACCAGGCCCCGGAGGGCCCTGGATGCCCTGGATACCCTGGGGTCCCGGCTCGCCCTGGGGTCCCATTGGCCCGACGGGCCCTTGCGCGCCGATCGCGCCTTCGATGTTGATCGTCCAGGTGCTAAAAGGACCGCCTTGACCGGTGTGTTGCGACACTTCGACGACCATGACGCCGGTTTGCGCGTTGTAGCTCGTCACCGTGCCGTGCATGTGATGCCCGGCGTCGTAGACGATCGTCAGATCCTGCTGGCTTGTCCACGCCAGGCCGGTCTGCGTCGTGAATGTCTTGGTGCCGTTCGACAGCTCCAGGCTGTTTGTCGTCGTTCCGGCGTATTTATCGCCTTGCGGGCCTTGCGGTCCGACGGGTCCCTGGATCCCAGGGGGCCCTTGCAAACCGTCCTGGCCGTTGATACCCGGCGCGCCTTGCACACCTTGGATACCTTGAGGCCCCATTGGGCCCACGGGTCCCATCGGGCCTGGGATCAGATGCTCGAAAGGCACAGCTGAGTCGCGCAGCTTGCCGTCGTCGCGCTGGATTTCGCCCAGGCGCGAGATCGTATGGTTCAAGCTCTCGCGGACTTCGTTGAACTCCAGGTCGAGCTTGTTGCCCGGCTGCTGCGCGTTCGGCTGCTGGATGGAGTGATCCGTGAAATTGTATTGGCGCTGATAGGGATCGGGCGGCTGGGACATGCGCGGATCTTGTGCTCGCGCATAAACTCCGGCAAGGGAACAGTTTGTAGGACGATCTTTTTGAAACCCGCAAATTTTTCCGCGCGGGGGGAGATGGAATTTTCAGTAGAAAAGCGGAGGTGTAGCCGGGGGATCGGGGAGGGAGGAGCATGGGTGAGGGGAGGAGGAGGGGTGAGCCATAGGCAGGGAGGAGGAGGGGTGGGGTGGACCTAGTTACACGCGCGCGCGGGAGGCCTATAGAGCGAGCGCACCGGCAGGAGGGGGGTAAGCCGATCTGGCTTTGCGCTTGCACGTCGATCCGCGCAGCGTCACGCTGCCGGCCATGATCACCCTGGCGCTCGCCCTGGCTGCCAACCTGGCTGCCGATCCCGTGCCGGATCGGTGGATCGACGCCGTGGCCCAGGTCGAGAGCGCCGGCCGATCTAACGCGGTAGGCGACGGCGGCAAGGCCAAGGGCGCCTGGCAATTCCACCGGGAAGCCTGGGCTGATTGCTCCAGGCTGCGCAAGGCTGCCGGGCTGCCGATCTACCCGTATAGCCAGGCTACCAACCGGGCTAAGGCCAGGGAGTATGCCAGGACCTGGCTGACCTATCTGCGCGATCAGCTGAGCTCCAGGATCGGCCGGCGAGCTCACGCGCATGAAACCTGGCTGGCGTTTAACCTGGGCCTGGCCGGCTTCCAGGCATACAGCTACCAGGCTGCCCTGGTGCCGGAGAAGCGCTACCAGGCTGCCATGAAGATCTACCAGCTTACCAAATGACCCCTAAGACACCTACCAATCTCAACCAGGCTAAGGACAGCTGGAAAGGCCAGCTGCAGATCCAGGCCGGCAGCCAGGCTGCGCAGCTGACCGACCAGGAGCTGAGCTACGTCGAAGCCTACGTCGGCAACGGCGGCGACGCTAAGGCTGCCGCTAAGGCTGCCGGCTACGCGGATCCTGGCGCAGCCAAGGAGCTGCTGGCCAACCCTAAGATCCGGGAGACGATCGAGCTCAAGCGCGACGTCGAGATCAAGACGGCCGGAGCTAGCCGGGCCTGGAACGTGATCCAGGAGCTCATGACCGATCCGGCGTCGCCGGCCCAGGTCCGGTTCCAGGCTGCCAAGTGGACCTTGGAGGCGTCCGGGCACGGGCTAAGCGCCGTAGCTGCGAGCTTGCAGCTGGGGCTCAAGAGATCCGGCAAGCAGCTGAGCGAGATGAGCGTCAGCGAGCTGGAGGAATTCATCAACCGGGGCCGGCAGACGTTCGATAACATGAGATCTACGGTAAAAGCGGTGGTTTCGGCCCAAAACGACGTTTTGGACCTGGACGGCCCAAAAAAGTAGGCCCTGGTTTGCCTTCAGAAGCCTTTTGACCAGGCAGCGCGACGCCTGGTATGGACCTATTTCAGCCAATCCGGCCTGGCCGGTCCTGGGCTAGATCCTGGCGTTGTCTCCAGGTTCTCCAGCTCGACGATCACGCCGGCCTTGTCAGCTGGCGCCCAGGACTTGGACAGGCTGAGCAGCGCGACGTGGGAGTCGTTCGCGATTAGCCCGGTGTCCTGGATCGCGTCGAGCACGAGCTTGGCCAGGTTGTCCAGGTCCGGCACCTGGGTATGTGGCTTCCCGAACCTGGCTGTGTCCTTGGTCGGCATGAGGAAAGCCATGGAGCAGCTGATCGGTCCTGGCGCCAGGCTGCCCAGGTCCCTGGGGATAGCTGAGCTCGACGCGCGGATCCTGGCCTTCCAGGAGCTGGCCAGGGGATCTAATGTCGAGATCGCGCGGCCTCTGATCACGCGCGGCCTGGGTTGGGGCCTGGGGTGACCCTGGGTGATCATGATGATCTTCACGGCCCGGAACGTGGCTGCGCTGCGCCGGCGTGGCAAGAAGGATAGGAAAGCCCTGGACGGCGTTAGCCGGGAGTCCAGGGATAAGCGTGGCCCATGTATGGGCATAGCGTATCCTTCCCGTAGGGATCCTCTGGTTAGCCCAATAAATACAGGGGTTTGCTGCGTAGATGGGATAGGTAAACTATCCCGTGGTCAGTCTCTCGCATCTACAGCCCTATCTACAGCGAGCTGTAACATGTTGTTTTAGATGGGCTTTGACGTGCCGGACCGCGAGAGACTACATGCGAGAGACGCGAGAGACGCGATCTACCGTCTCTCGCTCAACACCAGAAAACACCCTAAAATGACCCCCCAGGATCCAGACCCGTCTCTCGTCTACCGTCTCTCGCAATCCGGATCTACCGGGTTCGCTGCCAAGCTGGCTGCAGCTGAGAGCGCTGCGCGCGCCGATCGGGACCCGGAGCCCAGCCACGCGGTGCCCTTCCAGGTCTGCCGGCGGCGCATGCCGGTAACGGCGAGCCTGGCTGCGCTGATCGCGTGGTTCCATGGCGCCGTGGCCGGGCAGCTGCGCGCAGCCAGGGCCTGGAGGCAGGACAGCAAGCATCACCGGACGCGGATCAAGGCGTCGAAGCGGGACCGGCGCGCGGCGAAGGCTGAGGCCATGCGCCGTTACCGGGCGAAGCTGCGCAAGGCCGGATGATCCGATAAAAGGATCTATTATTTCGGATAACCGGCCCTGGGGTTATCCGAACGGGATAATATGGCCGATCTCGCGATCATATGCTTGCAGCGCGCTGCGCGTTAATAGCGCCCAGGGCTATTAAAGCGAACCGGGTTTGGCGTTAATTAAACCGCCCAGGGTTTGGTTAACGGAAAGATCCGGACCAATCTGTTAACCGGATCTGGTTGTAATTAATTCGGCCGGTAACTGTTCCAAGCCGGCGGCCTTGCGCTGCGGGCACAAAAAAGGCCCCGGCGGTTAGCCGGAGCCTGTAGTCTCAACCATACCTCAGCCCTCCAAGAGCTCGATCTGGCGCCGAAGCGCGTCGATCTGGCCCTTGATGTAGTTATGGACCGCGTGGGATCTCCACATGCGCGAGCGCAGCGGATCCCAATCCACGGCCCGCCCGTCGGCCGTCTCGGACTTGAGCGCTTCCCGGACGGCGTCGAAGGCCTGGTGGGCCTCGATGCCGGCGTCGCGCTCGTCGTTGCGCAGCGTCTCCAGGTGCTCTTTGAGGAGCAGGATCCGGGCGGCGAGGGTGATCTTAGGCTTAGCCATAGAGCACCTCCCCGTAGACGGCAGCCTGGAGCAGGGCGCCGGAGTCGATCACGTCGCAATCGCCGGCGACCTCGTCGTCGCCCATGAGCAGCAGGATCGCGTTCTTGAGCAGCCGGCCGCGCAGCGGCGCCGACTTGCCGTCGTCGTCGAGCAGATCCATGGACTTGGTCACGAGCTTGGTGAGCTGCGCGTGGAACCACTCCGGGGTGACCCGGATCTCCGGGAGATCCTTGACGCCGGAGTAGCGGGCGTCCGGGTTCGGAATGACGGTCACGGCTGCGTAGAAAGACCCGTCGGCACGATCGACGTGGCCGTAGTGCTTCCAGGTCTTGTAGTCGTCGCGGGTGTAGTGGCCGCCCTCGACCGCCGTGACGATCACATAGGACAGGCCGGTGAACACCTTGGCCGGGATGTTCTTCTTGTTCTGGTGGTATTCCGGGGCCAGATCCCCGTCGTCGATTTCGGACATGTTATTTCTTGGGTTGGTTTTTCTTGATCGCGTCCAGCATCAGCTCGGCGAGCTGCTTGTCCTGGCCGACGACCATAGAGTGGATGTGGTTGAGCACGGACGTGCCGGCGAAGCCGTTGCCGGTGATCGCGCGGATCCTGTCCAGGCCGATGCCCCGGTGGCTGAGGGCCATCGCGAGCTTGAGCTGCGCGAGCTGGCGTTCGCCGTAGATCGCGCGCCGCGCGTCCTTGTCGGTGCGCGCCGGGCGGTCCAAGAGCCTAATGGTGGTGTAATAGCGAACCAGCCTCTCGCTCGCACGGATGCAGCCGTGCGCCTGTTTGTTGACCAGATCGGCGAGCTCGCTCGCGGTCCAGCCGGTGTTGATGTTACTCATAGGTGGGCACCAGAAAGGCCGGACCCTGGGTAGAGTCCGGCCTGTTATGATCAGTAGCCGTCCGGCATCTGAGGCGACGCCGGCGGCTCGTTGTAGACGCGCTTGGCGTCGATCTTAGCCTGTTCCTTGGCTTCCCAATCGGCCCAGCGCTTGGCCTCGTTCTTCTTCCACGCGGCGTGGGAGTCGATCATGCGCTGGTAGAGCGCGTTGAGGTTATGCTCGTCGTAGACGATATGCTCGTGGCCGGGCGAGAGCTTGGCCGCCTGTGCCGCGCTGCTGTAGACCCGGAAAGGAGGCAGCAGGGACTCGGTATGGTCCTCGCCGGCCTCCCAGGCCTTGGCCTCTGCGGCGCGCAGGACGAACACGCGTCCCTTGGTCATGATCTCCTTAACCCAGCGCTTGTAGACGCGCAGGATCTCCTGCTTCTGCTGGGCGTCCTCGACCAACAGGTCGATGTGATCGCTGAGGCCGGCCGGGAAGGCGACGGACTCATGGCCGGCCTTGTGGCTCAGCCCGGTCGAACCGCCGTGCCCGTCGTTGAAGGCGAACCCGACGTGCTTGCCGTCCAGGTGGACCTCGGCGCGGAAACAGACGGTTTCCTCTGAGAACGCCTTATTGACCTTAACGCGGTCAACGCTCCATCCGGAGAGGTTATTCTTATCGGTCATGTGGTTGGTTGGTTGCAAGGGCGTGATTGCCCTATACCTAAAGCAAAAAAGGCCGACCAGGTTGTGAGCCTGGCCGGCCTTGTGGTTACTTGATCCTGTTCAGCTGAGCCTGGAGCTTGGCGATCCTGGCCTTGAGCTTCTGCTTGCGCTTGGCGACACGATCATCGGCGCCCAGGACCTTGCGGGCCTCCAGGCCTTTGTTCGTGTATTCAGCGCGGACGTCGAGCAGCCGGAGCAGCGCGTTACGCAGATCCTTGGCGACGACCTTGTTGAAGCCGGTCGAGGTGTTATGCGTCTCCACATACTTGACCGCGAGCACTCCGGCTTTGATGAGATCACCCACCAGGTGGTTGGACACCTTGAGGTTGAGCTTCTTGTATCCACGCTTGGCGCGGTGGGACTGCGCAGACTGATTGCCGGAGTCTACCGGGTTCTGGTTATCCATGTCGGTTAACGGGAAATGGGCGAGCGCCTGGCTCAACCGGTGAGGGTAGCGACCAGGCGCCGATTATTTGACGGTGCCATCTTAGCGCGGCCTATCTATCTCCGCGACACGGCGCTTTTGGCGCGCGTGACTGATCCTGCCAGAAGGACGCTTCTATAGCGGCCTAAGCACCGGCTGTCATTGGTTAGCCGGACCGGCGCACAACTGCCGGCGAAAGTGAACCGACATTAGCCCCCGGCTACAGATCCTGGAGTCCAGGTTTACGGTAGCCGGGGTGACTGTTGTTTCCATGTCGGTTATGATCCCAGGTGGTTGGTCCTGGAAAGGAAAGTGAGAGGAGACAGGCCAGGAGGAGTGACGTAAGCGTCACTAGCGTCGGCGCCCAGGATCACTCCTAGGACTATAATTAAGCCGATACCTACGAGGCCCATCTCCAAAGTGGCCGGGCATGATCTGCCCGGCTTTCGGTATGGTTGGACTTTCAAAAAACGGGTCGCGTTCGATGCCGTGCGAGCTGCCCGCTTGTGGGGCCGGTGCCGTGCATTTACTACTGACAGGACAAGTTATGCTTACCCGGTGTTACTTATGCAAGCGCAAAACAGCAAAAAGATCAAAAAAACTTTGGGCCTTACTTTTGGCCCAAATCCCCTTTGTTTTCGCTATTATAGGGGGCCGGCTCGTCGATGATCTGAAACCCCTGGGGGGTTTCGATCAGCTGGGAACCGTCCGCGAAGCGCTGCGAGCGCATCTGGGCCTGGCCCACCTGGACCTGGAGCCTGGCCACGGCCGCAGCCAGGCCGCGGACCTGGAGCTCCAGGTGGTTGATCCGGCCCAGGACATGGACAATGTGATCGTTCAGCTTTTGGATTTCGTCGTTATTCATGGGTGTTTTTCGGTTTGGTGGTGCAAATCATGAGCTCCTCGTCGAAGCGCCAGCGGTTCCAATTAGGAGGGGTGAAGGCGCCGGACTCAAGCTCCTTGCCGGCCTCGTCGTGGGCGAATGGACCGTTTGGCAGATCGAGCCACTTCTTTTCCTTGGATCCGCGCGCCGCGCAGCTCGTGATCTGTTTCGAGAGCAGCAGCTCCTCGACGATGCGCGCAAGCTCGTTTGGTCCGGTCCTGGAGAAGATCGGCGGGAGCTCGTGCCGGCGCTTGTATAGGCCGGAGCCGGCGTTCTTGGTCGCGTTGCTGAACGGGTGGCCGGCGGTGGCGGCCTCCTGGATCGCGAGCAGCAGCCAGGCCTTGTGCTCGTTCATGTTGCCGGACGCGTAAGGATCCTGCGCGGTGACGTTCTCCAGCAGCCCGCAAGGCGTCCGGTATAGCGTGAGCTCTCCCTCCAGGTATTCCGGGTTGTTCTGCTTGATGATGCCGGCCTTCCATAGGGCCTTCTTCTTGATGGGAAGATCCATCGCGATCAGACGCCGGTCCTGGTCCGGGCAAGCCCAGATGCCGATGCCGGCGCGGAAGCCGGAGATCAGAGCTGAGCTGCCGCGGATCGCTTCCTTCATGTCGTCCGTATTTCTGATCGGCTCGTCGCCGGCCTTGCGCACATGGTGGGACGCGACGACCGGGATGTTCATGGGGTGCGCCAGGGCGTTGACCTCCCGGATGAATTCGTTGGCTATGACGGCAGCGTTCTCGTCGCCGTGCATGACTGAGTTGAGGGTATCGACGATAAAGAGCCGAAGATCCGGTATGGCCATGAGCGCGTCGCGCGTCTCCTTCCAGCGCCTGGATGCCCTGGGCTCCCTGGTGTGGGGATCATAATCGACCAGGGGGAAGGCGCCGCCGGCCTGGGACAGCGGGACCACGATCAGCTTCTTGCCGGCGACCGCGCGTAGGTTGTCCTTGTCGATCTCGCCGAACCGGATCTTGAGCTCGTTCACGTCGTCCTCGGTCGTGAAGTAGACGACGGTTCCACCGTCCTTCACCTCATGGCCTAGCCAGGTGAGGCCGGATCCTGGCGTCCAGGCTGACACCTTGAGCGCCAGGTCCAGGAGGAGGTAGCTCTTGCCGGCGCCGCCCTCGGCCACGAGCATCTGCAGCAGGGAATTAAAGATCAGCTTGTCCACCAGGAACTCACGGGTGCCGGTGGATCCGAAGGGCGCCCACTTGTTGACCTCCCAATCAGATAGGACCAGCCCGGTCGGCTTGGCCTCCTTTGCCGGCAGGATCGGCCCGTTGGTAGCCGTGTCCTTGTTCAGCAGCCCGGTGAACTCCGCGCGGATCTTCTCGGCCGGCCAGGGCGGGATCATCTGGGTAAGGACCCAGCCCTCCGTCAGCTCCAGGGCCTTCTCCAGGCTGATCTCGCCGCGCCTGGCGCACCGGATGTAATGGCCGGCCACCTTGTTGAATTGCCCCCACCGGTTCTTGTCCAGGCCTCCCTCGTGGATCTTCTCGCTGAGCACCAGGGGCTCTTTAGGCGCCTGGTTGGCCTGGGAGGGTATGTCCAGGGCTGCCGGCGCCGCGCCGAAGGCGTAGGGCGCCCGCAGGACGGCTGCCTTAAGGGTGCCCAGGTCATGGATAGTCTCGGTCAAGCTGAGGGTGACCGGCTTGGGCTTGCCGTTCTTGTTATGGATCGAGCCGGCGATGCGGACGGGCTGGTGCGCCCGGCCGAAAGGGTTGGAGTCAACGCCCAGGCCGAACTGAAGATCCCCGCCGGCGCGCAGCGCGAGCTCATGGCGCAGCTTGACGACCTCGGCCACGTCCTCGGTGGGCTCAGCCAGGGTCCACCAGAGGTGGCGCTTGAGCTGGCCGTCGATCTCGCCGCCGGAGTGGACGACGGCGGTCGGCTCGCCGATCGCATGCCACAGGTATTCGACCTTCTTGTCGATCTCACCGGAGTCCAGGTCTACGACGATGGACCGGAAGCTGCGCACGTTCTTGGACGTGCCCTTAGGATCGGACAGGATCGCCGGCACGATGAAGCAGCCGATGCCGTTGCTGGACCAGCGCTCGACGTTGCGCGTGACCTCGTCGATCAGCGCCTGGGGCTGCTGCCCCAGGGACAGGTCGATGAACTTGTCCTCGCGAAACACGCCCTCCTTATCGGTCCCCTTCTCGCCGATGCCCCGGACGTTGACCCAGCCATCGTTCGGGATGATCCCGAAGATGACGTGGAGGTGGTTGGTAATGTCGGTTTGGTTGGCCTGGGGTATCATGGGATCAGTTTGTTCCTGCGGCTGGGGATCCGGAGCTCGTTGTCTTTGATGAACCTGGAGATGTTCCAGACGCCGACGTTCAGCTCTGCTGCCATCTGGCTCTGGCTCTTGCCGGCCGCTTGAGCCTTCTTGATGTGCTCAAGCCACCGGCTCTTGTCGAGCGCGTAGCCGTTGCGCTTATACCGGCGCTTCCAGCCGATGCCCAGGATCTTGATCCAATTACGGAGGGACGAGGTTGACCAGCCAAGCCACTTGGCCGCCTGGGGGATCGTTCGCTCGCCGTCGTTAGCCCGGTGGATCAGCGGCCGGAGCGCCTTGAGACGCTCCATCCGGTAGTAGGCCATGTAGACTCCCTTGAACTTGATCTTCATTCCTGTGGACTCCCTTGAACATCCTTGGCGGCGTTCCAGATTTCAATGCTTGGACAAGTCCCGAACTCGTGAGCGAGGTGGTCAGCCAAGTAATCCCCTGCCTTGCGGAGACGCTCGACCTCGGCCTTGAGACGGGCGATCTCAGCAGATTGTTCGCCAAGATGGCCAACGTCATGGACGGCTTGGTAACGGAGACGTTTTATTTCGTCTTTTAGATCTCCGTTAACGGCCAGGTGCTGGTCGATGATGCTGTTGTATTGCTCGACGGACTTGGCATGCCGATCAACCAGGGCCTGGTGGTCCTTATGGGCCGCCTCCAGGAAGGCCTGGCGCAGATTAGGATCATCCAGGACGTTGTTGCGCAGCTGCGTGTTCTCGGCCGACATGACCTTGATCTTATCCCTGTAGGACCGGTTGTCTGCTTCCAGGTCAACCAGCTTGTCGATCAGCTCGCGGATCCAGGCACGATCGCGTTCGCCCCTGGACGGGTGCGGGTTGGTATAATCAGCGTCCATTATAGTAGCCGGATAAAGATGGGCGTCCTGGAGCCGACGTAGGCGCCGGTCACGTTGAAAGACATGTGCTCGATCGCGTCCTCCTCGGACATGTCCTTGCGCAGGAGCTCGACGCACTTGTCCCAATCGTAGACGACGACCGGGTCGCAAGCCTCGGTGATGCCGATGATCGCCGCGTCGAACCCGTCGGCCACGAGCATGTCGCCGTCGCCCAGGTTGTCCGCGAAGTCGTCTACCAGCTTGCGCATGGCCTTGCCATGGGCGACGTCCGGATCGACGGGTTTTACTTTTTTCTTAGCCATGATGGTATCGGGTGGTTGGTAGGGGAAGGGGTTGCCGGCGCGGACCAGCACGTTTTCTGGTAGTCGCAGAACTTGCAGCGGAAGTCAGCCTGGTCGCCGGTGCACCTGGGCAGCTCGTCCGGCGCCTGGGTCTGCACGATCCGGACGGCCTTGTCGCTCAGCTGCTGCGCGACCAGGGGATCGAACGGCAGGATCTCCGCGTAGACGGCGCCGGTGTTCCGGTTCTTGGTCGTGAACAGCGCGCCGTTGGGCAGCTCCATGTAGGCCATGTAGGTCTGGGTCTGGGCGTAGTAGACCGGCTTGGATTTCTTGACGCCGGTGCGCGCGGTTTCCGTCCAGCTCTTGTCGTTGAGCTCCTTGTTCTCCCAAAGCACCGGGTAGACCAGGCCTGGGATCTCCGGGCCGCCCATGATCACGCCGTCGATATGACCCTTTAGCTTTCCATCGGCTGCGCTGAACCCGAATTGGCTGCCGTCCTCCTTGTGGGTGATCAGATTGAAGCCGGCCAGGCGTAGGTATTCCGCGGTCCGGTCCTCGCCGTCGTGGCCCATGTCGAAGATCCGGAGAGTCTCCGGCTTGAAGCCGCGGCCCTCGTCGATCGGGGTGTTGTGGAAGATGTAGCCCAGCTTGCGCTCGCAGGGATCGCCCCACATGGAGGCGCCCAGGTAGGGACGCCTGGTCTGCTGGGATCGTTTGGTTAGCATGGCCTGGTCCAGGGCTGCCATGACGGCGAGCGCTGCCGGGTCGGTTGGTTGGTCGTTGAACATGTTAGCGGAGAAGGATGCGCTTTATGTCGCGCTCGTTGAACTTCCAGGTGATGAGGCAGGAAGCCAGATACTTGGTCATGCCGAACTGCATGCCGGTCAGATCCAGGAGCTTCAGCTGCTTGTCGGTCGCCGGCTCGGACAGCCAGCGCTTGGTCTTACGGCTGGCGTCCTTGTCGCCGGTCTGGCGTAGGAAGTCGTCCGCGGAAGCCAGGGCGGTGACCTTGTCCTCGGTCGCGTAGATCAGCTTGGCGTTGGATCCGTCGGCCCGGCCGACGACGAACCACTTGTCGTTCATGTTGACCAGGCATGCCCAGGCGGTCAGCCCGTTGGCCATGACGACGACGCCGTCGAACAGATCCTGCCACCGGTAGGGTGACATGTCCATGAGATGGACCTCGGTCATGGTAAAGCTGGACAGGGGCGCCCGGCCAAGCTTGTCCACCTCGACGTCCGGATCGTCCTCGTCCTTATCTGGGTCGCCTGGCAGGGGGTATTCGTATCCGCAGACAGGGCACTCCAGGGCGCCGGCCGGGAGCTTGGTCTTGCACTCCGGGCACTTCTTATGCCCGGCTTCCGGCCGGAGGCATACGTCGGTGTCGATCGAACCGTGCGCCAGGATCGAATAGCCGAAGTCCAGGACTATGCAGTCGCTCTTGATTACGCCAGGGTATCGGTCCGGGTCCACCTTGCGCAGCCCGCGCCCGATCATCTGGATCATCGTGCTCTTGTAGCTGCACGGCCGGAGCAGCACGACGCAGCTGACGTCCTGGCAATCCCAGCCCTCGGTCAGCACGGCGACGTTGACCAGGACCTGGAGCTCGCCCTTGTCGAAGGCGCGCAGCACCCGGCGCCGTTCGCCGTCCGGCATTTCGCCATGGATCATGTCGGCCTTGAAGCCGGCGAGCTTGAAGTATTCGGAGACGTGGCCGGCATGGGCCACGGTGGAACAGAATATGACGGTCTTGCGGTCGCCGGCGCGGGTCCTCCACTCCTCCAGGACGCGGTCGGTCACGACCTGTTTGTCCATGATCTCGGCTACCTCGTTCATGTCGAAGTCATTGGTCGTCACCTTGACCTTGGCCAGGTCCTCGCGGATGTTGCAGTCGATCACGAAGAACCGGGGCTTCACCAGGAAGCCGGAGCTGATCAGCTCGGACAGGGAGATTATGTCGGCGACGTTGCTGAAGGTTTCCGACAGGCCGCGCTTGTCGCCGCGCTGCGGGGTGGCCGTGACGCCGAACACCTTGAGCGCCGGGTTGACGTTCCGGGCAGCCTGGATCACGGACTTGTAGCTGTTGGCTGCCACATGGTGGGCCTCGTCTATGACCAGGAGATCCAGGTGCGGGACGGTAGCCAGGTTGTCCGGCCGGCTTAGGGTCTGGACCATGCCGAAGGTGACGCCGTCGGACCAGCGCTTCCGGTCCGCGGTATACAGGTCGGTCGTGATGCCTGGGGCGACGGCCTTGAACGTCGCCCGGTTCTGGGCGACCAGCTCGTCGCGGTGCTGCAGCACCAGGGTGCGGCCGCCGACCTCGCGCGCTACGGCGCTGAGCATGACGGTCTTGCCGGCCCCGGTCGGCGCCACGCCTAGCGTGTTGCCGTCCTTGTCCAGGGCGTCGATGCAGCGCTTCACGAAGTCGCGCTGGCGGGGTCTGAGTTGCATGTCGGTAAGGGAGGTGGGGGGCGGCGGTGAGAGGTATGCCAACCAAGGATACATCACCGCTACGAGGTTACTGCCGGAATGGAACCGACGCCACGTTAAGCAGCTATCCTCTCGCCCCTTCTCAAAGATCGAACCGACCGGCGAAGCTTTGACCCTCTTTCGGAGTCAGTCAAGATCGCCGGCCGGCCTTGGGATCAGAACGGGTTGTTGGTGCTGCCCTCGTTGTTCTTCTTCAGCCAGGGCGGCGTCGCGCCGGAGGCCGGCTTGGCCGTGGGCTGCTGGACCGGAGGCTGCGCAGCCGGCGCGGTGAAGGCGGTCTTGCGGACCTCCTGGACGGGCGCGCCGCCGACGAGCTTGTTCCAATTGACGGTGGAGCCGGAGGCCGGCGCCGGGGACAGGAACTCAGCGACCTCGTTCTTGTCGTCGTAGCCGTCGCCGCCCTTGGCGACCTTGATCTTGATGCCGGCGGTGAGGCCCTCGATGTGCTGCAGGATCTCGACGAACGTGGCGCCGTTGAACTTCTGGTAGCTGCGCGGGTCGTTGGTAAAGACGCCGGCGGCCTCGAAGATCCGGGTCAGCGCGACGAGGCCCATCTTGGCGCCGTCGGGCTTGCCCTCGGCGCGCTTGATCTCGTCCACGTTGGCCGGGTCCTGGGGGTTCATGATCACGGTCCAGACCTTGCGGCGCTGGTATTCACCCTCGGTGATCGTGAGCTCCAGGTTGGCGTATTCGCCGCCCGTGCGCTTGGACTTCTTCACGCCGGTGACCTTGATCACGGCGAAGGCGAGCGTCCCGTGGGGGATGAGCTGGTTCTGGTTGGAGGAGCCGGAGGCTCCGGAGGTTTGGTCGAACATGTGGTTTTTTGGTTTGGTGTTTAGGACTGCTTGGTGGGCAGAGTGGTGGTGATGGTGGTGTCCAGGCGCTTGCCTTCCCGGATCTTCCGGATCAGCGCGCCCAGGTCGGGGGCTTCCAGGAGCTCAAGCCGGCCGGAGCGATCCTTGGCCGGGTAGCCCCAGGGGTTCTGCTGCTGGCAGACGAACGCGCGATACATGGTGCCGTCGTCGGCCTTCATGTTCTGGATCGTGACCACCTGGTCGAAGATGCCCGGCAGCTCACGGCCGGTCTTGCTGCCCTCGATCTGCGGGCTCCAGGTGATGCGGTTGAGATCGTCCTTCTCCTGGTCGAGGATGCCGACCACGATGATGGACATGGGGGCATGCTGGAGGTGGGTCAGCCAGCGGATCATCTCCCTGCCCAGGAGCCCGTAGGCGCCGCGGGTGTCCGGCTTGCCGGTCTTTTCGGACATGGCTTCCGGCTGCACCTGGGACCACTTGAAGCACTCGCGGGAGGCCACGGTGATGGAGTCCACGAAGATGGTCTGATACTTGGACAGGTTGATGTGCGGGCTGAACAGGGCGTGGACCTGGTCATAGGCAGCCTTGCTGTAGGCGCCGTCGCGATCGGACGGATCGTGGCCGCCGATGTAGAGGGCGAGCGCGCGGGCGATCTCCCAGGGGTGGGCGCCCAGGGCCTGGGCGGTAGCCCGGACGTCGAGGACGTCGCCGGCCCAATCTTGGATGGCCAGGGTGCCGGCCTCCAGGTCCACGAACAGCGTGGTCTTGGGGTCCAGGGTGCGAGCCTGGGTGGTCTTGCCGGCGCCGGACGGGCCGAACAGGGCGATGTTGATCTTGGGGACGGCCTTGAGACGGTCGTCCGCTTTGATGATGCGGATCATATGTCGGTTTGGTTTGGGGGGAAATCAGTTATTCCTGGAGTCCTTGGCCTTCTTGCCCTGGGCGTAAGCTTCATCCATCACGAGCTCAGCAAAGCCGGCGCCGCTGCGCGCGGAGACGATGCTATAGAGCAGGGGCATGTTGCTGCGAAGCTTGGGCCAGACGCGGATCATGACAGACCCTTCTCGGTAGAAAACCTCATCGTCTATCACCCAGAAATCCCAATCATCACCCTCAGCCGGGACGTTCGCGGCAAGCTTGATCGGGGAGACGTGGATGATGGCGGGGTTACGCTCGCCGTCGAAGCAAGCCGGGGTTATGTGCGTATCGACTTGCGGGCACTCGGCTTTGAGTTGGTCGATGAACTGTTGGATCGTGTCGGGTTTCATGTGTGTCGTGTGGGTGGGAGATTAGGCGAAGGTGACCTTGGGTTCCGGGTAGGTAACCGTCCGGGCCTCGGTCAGCTGCTCGATCAGCTTCTTGTCCGTAAGCGCCTTGAAGGTTCGCTCCGGGACGGAGAACTCGATCTTGAAAATCTGGTAGACCAGGTCGGGGTCCATGCTGCCGGCGACGTCGCGCAGCTTGAGGCTGTCCCACTTGACCTTGGGCTTGATGGAGAGGGTCAGCTTGACGCCGTCGATCTCCTGGGTGATCTCGCCGGACGTCTTGCCGGACTGAGACAGGGCCAACGTCATGTCGGCAGCGTAGCGCTCAGCCAGGATCTGTTCGTGCAGCGCGATGTTCTCCTTAAGGGAGTCCATCGTGTGGATCATGTTGTCGTAGGTGAGCTTCAGCTCAGCCGTCGTTCTCTTACGAGGGTCGGTGTTCATTGTCGGTTTGGGAGGAAATGACGTAGTCAGCTATGACCAGGGGCTTGCCCTCTTTCTTGGCTAGCGCCATCAGCACCAGGAGCTGGGACGACGGGATCGAGCTGCGCTCGGTCCACTTCTCGATCGTCTTGACTGATATGCTGTGGTTCATGGCGGTGAGCCGGCGCCAAAGCTCCGTTCGTCCACCGAAGCGGCGAATGACGGCTTTGACGTCTAGCTGATACATTGGTTGGTAGGGACACCGTGCCCCGTGTCCTGGCTCGCGCAACCCCAATTCGTAGGAGACTGTTACAGCTTACTGTTGGTTCTTGCAGCCCGGAGCAGCAGCCCAATCCCGACGAACGACGAACCGACGGCCATGGCCAGGGCTATGTCCCTGGTCGTCTTGAGCGCAAGGGTCGCGCTGCTCAGCTGGCGCTCCGTGTTCTTGTCGTCGAACACCAGGCCGGAGTCCGTGATCAGCCCGACCATGGCCGTGCTCGACGAGAACGCGTCCAGGGTAGCCTGGATCAGATAGGCGGTGGCAGCGGCGCAAAGGATCGACACGATCGACGTCACGCCGATCGCGATCAACAGGTTGTCGTCAACGCTTGCGCTTCGCTGCGCTGACTTGGGCTTGGCCTTTCGCACGGATGTATTGGAGAACGTAGTCGCAGACCTCCGGCGCAGCATAAGAGAGCGCGCCGACGGCTGCGAACTGAAGCGATATGCTGTGGATGTATTCCCGAACTACCATCGACGCGAAGAACCCGACGATGCAAGCGACCATGATCCGGCGCGCGACGTAGCCCAGGCTCTGTTTTTCCGTGCTGAGCAAAAGCCTGGCCGTCATGGCGCCGGCTCCCAGGGCCGAAGCCTTGGCTCCGTCGGCCAGGACTTGGTTGACCTCGTCCGGGTTAGGCTGGGGTATGGGGCTCATTGACGGTGTCTCGCGCCTTGTCGAAGGCCACCCAGATCAGCAGACCGGCCATGACCAGGCCGGTGCCGCCAGCGATCCAGGCGAACCATTCGCTTTCGGTTATGTATGGGATGCTGCCGGCGAACGCGCCGGCCACCAGGAGGGGTGCGCCTTTCTTGATCCCGACGAAAGCCATGGCCAGCCCGCCCAGGACTACCAGCGCAGCGCCGGTGACGGTCCAGATCTTCCGGTCGCCCTCTTTCTCGACGCGCACAATGTCCAGCTTGAGCTGCTTGTTTTCGTCGGCCAGGCGCTTGATCTCAGCTGCGTTGACCTTGGCCAGATCATCGGCCTTCTTCCAATCCTTCTGCAGCTGGTCGAGGATCTTGCGCCCGTATTCCATCTGATCCTTGTAGGCCTTCTCATCCATGGCCGCGGCCCTGGCCAGGGCGAAGGCCTTATCCCCTTCTGACGCCGGCGGCAGATATGATTGGGCCAGCTTGGCCTCAGCTCTGACGACCGGTGGCTTGTCGGCGTTTGTCTCGATCGCCACCAGGGCACCGGCTACGCGGCCGTCGATCTTGTCCTGCTTGGCGCCAAGCGCCTCCAGCTGGCCGGCAGCCGGTGTCGGCTGCACGGGCTGATCCTTTGGCGACGACGCGCAGCCGGCGAGGATCAAGCATATGACGGCTGTCAGCCTCACTTCTTGAATTCGTCTGCGATGGACTTGGCCTTGGCCTCGGCCTGGTCGATGGTGTTCCGGTGTTTCCGGAATACCAACAGGCCACCGACGAAACCGGCAGCCAGACCAAGGGTGAACGTGATGAGATAGGAGATCATGGTTTAGATCTTATTATCTCCGGTATTTTGGCAACCCTTCCGGCTTAGGAGGCGTCCCCTTTTTGGGGGTATCAACATCCTGCAGCTCGTTGGACCAGCCGGTATCGTTAGTCGCAGCCACGGCTACGGCGCCGACGGCCGGGTGCATAGCAGACCCTGCGATCACGGCAGCGCCCTTGATCGGGGCTACGGCAGCCCTGGCGGCAGCCTTCTTAAGGGCAGCCTCCTTCTCGGCCTGGGTCTTGGTGTCGTCCATGGCTAGCTCGATGGCCTTCTTGCCGACACGGCCTACGCCGACCGCGGTCTGACCGGCGACGCCGCCTGGCGGCTGATCGCGCGCGATATACTTGGTAGCCATTTCGAGCTTGGGCCCGAACATGCCGGCGAAGGAGGAGGCGTTGAACAGCTTGTAGATCCAATGGTCCTTCTTGCGCTTCTCGGACGACTCCGTCGGGAACAGGTAGTCCTTGCTTTCAAACAAGGCGCCCATGGCGACGACGGTCAGAGGGGACAGCATGAGGGGGAGCATCATGTTGATCCGCTGGATCGCCGGCATGTTGTTGGTCGTGATCGCGCGCTTGGCCATGCGATACATGCGGTCGGTGACCTCGGAGAAGTAGGAGTAGCTGAAGCTCATGAGCTGCAGGGCCAGGCGCCCCAGGACGGCGTCCTGGAACACCGGCTTGTGCGCCCGGTTCGCCCGGACGGCAGACTGATGGCTGAACCGGATCTGGGCTTCCTCGTATAGGCGGGCCATCTCAGACCCGTCGGTCAGCATGGCCATCCGCGCAGCCCGGTCCTTGGTCTGCTTGAGCGTGGCGCACCAGGCGGCGAAGGCGATCTGCTTGGACTTGGGGATGCCAAGCTCCAGCAGCGCTTCCTCGGCCGTGCTGCGCGTGTCGAACTTGAACAGCCGCGGGATGTAGTGGCTGCCGTCCAGCATGCCGGCATGGTCCAGGATGTAAGCGTGGCCCAGGGCGTGGGAGGCCTGGAGCTTGGCGTTCTCCGTGGACTCCATGAGGTTGGCCTGGTAGACGCGGTTCGTGATCCAGCGCATGGCCGGGTTGGCTTCCTCCATGCCGTGCTCCATGGCATGCATGCTCATCCAGGCGTCGTCCAGGGAGTTATGGATAGATCCGATGTGCTCCCCGTATTCCTGCCAGAACGTCGGCCCGACGTGATCGCCCAGGACCGGCAGCATCTGCACCAGGTTGCGGATGAACCGCGCCCAGGTTTCGGCGTAGGCGTTGACCGTCCGGAACGGGTTACCGACGGTAGATCCGCGGATACCCATGGCCGAAGGTTCAAACAGGTTGTTCATGGCGCTCTTACCCATGGCCGCGGCGGCGGTGTATAGGTTGACCGTGTCCATGAACATGCGCTCGGAGTTATCCAGGGGCGTCACGCCCAGGCCGGCGGCCAGCTTAACCAGCTGACCCATCTCGTTGATCGTCTCGATCGGGACGCCGTCGGCTTCCATGGCGTTGGCCATGGCTTCCCACTTCTCGCCTTCCGGTCCGAAGCGCCGGACGAGCTCGGCGCGCTTGACCGCGCTGCCGATGTAACGGCTGATCACATAGAACGGATCCGGGGTCTGCCACTTGGCCATGATCCCCTGCGCCTGGCGACCGAACACGCGCTCCTTGGAGCTGTTCTCCGTGGCGCTGTCCCGGCCGCTGGTGAAGATGCTAGCCCATTCGGCGTCGCCCATGCCCCTGGTATGGGTCCGATACAGGGCAGCCGCGGCGGCGGCGGCCTTGGCCTGGATCTCCTGGGGCGTAAGGTTCGGGTCCTGGGACAGCTCGATCTCGTAGGCCCTGGTCGCGTCCGCGATAAACGCGGTCCGGTTGGCCGTGATCAGCTCGGAGTTGTAGACCGCCGGGAAGTATTGCTGGACCTGGCCCATGTTCTCGCCGGCTGCGGTCCGGTAGTCGTGCAGCTCCTTGAGCAGATCGATCAGCTGCGTGGCCGCGTGACCGGCGACGCCAGGCTGAATGTTGGTCCGGCCGGTGATCTGATCGACGAGCTCGCGGTAGAACTGCTCGCGCTGCTCGCTGGTCATACGGCTGAGCTGATCGCGCAGCGGGCGCATGATCTGGTTAAACTTGTTCTGATACTTGATGCGCGCGCTCATGATCGCCTTGGGCAGATCGCGATCAGAGGACGGGTTCTCCGTTCCTGGGCGGGTGTGGATAATGTCGGAGACAGCCCGGACGGCAGCGCTGCCGGTGCGCTCTGCGTTCTGGTGCGCCTTGGTGCTGATGCCGTCGAAGTAACGACCGCGCAGGACGTCGCCTACCCGGCGAGCCATGTCGTCGGCCGTGGCCGGCGGGTTAAGCGGAGCCGGCGCCGGGCTGGTGGGCGTGGTCGGCGAGGGCGGCGGCGGGGTCGGCGGGATCGCGTTGAACAGCTTTGGTCCGGCAGGGCCGTTACCCTGGACCTCTCGCAGCTTCTCCAGCGTCTCGGCTTCAGCGGCAGCTTGCTGCTCGCCGGTCTGCTCTGCCTGGCCGTAGTCGGCGCCTGGCTCGTTTGCCTGGGGTGTAGCCTGGGACGTAGCCTGGGTATCTCCAATCACGGTGACGTCGTTGGCTCCGTTGTCCTTGAAGCTTTGGATGGCTTTATCGACTCTGAAGTCGGCGCCAGGCTTGCCTGTCTTGAGAACCGTAATCACATGAAGCATCTTGCGATTGCGACCACCAACCCGGAGAACAACGGTCATGCCGGTCGTCTTGGAGTATACGTTGATTGCATCAACCTGGCCGTTATCCATAGACACAAGCGCGTGTGTGGCGTCTGCCATTATTTTTCGGATGGCACCAAGGTGGTCGTTTTGCTTCCAGGTCGTATCAGAAGCCAACGCGTCGAGCTCCCATCCGTGCTTCCATGACACATGCTCTAGGCCAAACCCAGCGGAGTTTTGACCAACGTCTTTATGTTTCTTGGTATCTTTTTCCCAATCAAAGTTACCGTGCATGCCGGTTCCTTGTCTGCCCTGCGTGATGTGGACAGGCAGATCAAGCAGCGCAGCCAAGTCGCCCAGCTTGCCGGCCAACCCTTGGATCGAGGTAATCCGCGGCAGATCAATCGGATTGCCAGACTCATCTGCTACCAGGAGGGATGAGTCTCTGGTAGGACCGACACCAATCTGGCTCTGAGGTATCACCCCAGGGTCCTCGGTCATTTCGCCATACTTGCTTATCCTGGGGCTGAGCTGTTCGTCCCATAGCATCTGTCGTCCCGTTTCAACCTGTAAGGCAGACGGGGGGATAGGCGGGTCCGTGCGGTCGCTTGCGCTGTCGCTTTTCAGTAACCCGGTTTTCTTTCCTTGATGCCTTGCTACGGACTCTGGCGTTCCGGCTTGGTTCTCCGGCTTGATCGGATCCTGGCCAGGATCGCGCTTGGAGAACAGGGGCATGCTTTCATTTGAATAGGTGGCAGCGTCCGTCACCGGGTCGCTGGCGCGACCCTGGGCGCGCGCTTCATTGGCGTCCTTGGCTGCTTCCTGGACGTCCATCTCTACCGTGTCAGTCCGGGTATCGGGCATGCCGACCTCCTTGCCGGCAGCGTATGCCCGGACATAGCCCTGGGCGATCGCCCGGACGTCACCAGGCCGGATCTCAAGAAGCTTGGATAGTTTTTCCATTCCAAGGTCGAGGGCCATCAATCTGGCATAGCCTATGGCGCGCATGGCCTTCCCGGCCAGGGGTCGTTCCCCACCTTCGCTTCTAGCGTAGGCCATGCGAATGATCGTAGCCTTGATCCACCGGACGATCATAGCAAACAAGCCATCCTTGGGGGCGTTGACGTTAGCTTCGCGTCTGGCCATCACGTTCATGAGATAACCAAGAGTTTCCTCTCGGAACACGCGCATGAACTGATTGATCTGCTTGTCAGTAAAACCTTCGGATTTAAGTATATTCGTAAGGCGTTCTTCGGTATAGCGCGTCCGGGAGGTGTATAGCCCCTGGCCGACCTTATTCATGATCCTTTTGAAGTTGGGATGGTTGCTGGCCACTACGGCAAACGCATCGGCCATGGCTTGGTGAGCCATGATCCTGTCCATGTCGCCGGCTTCACCCTTCTCGACCAGGTCGCTCAGCTCTGCGAACAGGTCGTTGACCAGGTCTGTGTCCTTGCCGATGCCCATGTGGACGCCGATCTCATGCTTGATCAGCGCGTCGATCTCCTCCTTGGAGATAGCGTCGCCTACGAAATAGGTAGCCTCCCGGTTGTCGCCAAGGACAACGGCATTAAACTCTCCTTCGGATGCCTCCAGCGGGCTGATGCCAGGGATCTCTGCGCGGTCCCTAACCAGGACCAGGCGCCCATTTTCCATGAGTAGCTTGCCAAGCGGATGAGCCTCCAGGTATGCCTTGGCCTCATTGTAGCCAATGTCGCGCATGGCCTTGACGATCTTGTCCAGGTGGGGAGGAAGCCCACCCTTCGACAGGAGCAGGACCTTGTCTGGGTTCTTCTTGAAGTAGGCTTTGACTTGATCCAGATCCATGCCCTCCAGATCCTTGGCCAGCTGTTCGATCTCCGCGTCGCTGCCCTGGGTCCGGTTAAACAGCTCCGGCATGCCGTCGCCGGTGAAGTCGTAGCCCTTGACGCGATCGACCTCGACGCCGATGTATTCGGCCAGCTCCTGCTTGACCTGTTCCCGGAACGTCGGGTCATTGATCCGGCCGGCCAGGGACACGCGGACGACGTCCTCGGTAGCGTCGATCCGGCCATGCGCAGCGCCGGCCAGGAGGCCTGGGAAGAAGGCCTCCTCCCAATCCAGGTGGGTGACGTTGGCGCCGATCATGTCGTATTCGTCCATCAGCTTGGACCTAAGCTCCTCGGCGTTGATAACCTGGAGCTTGCCCTGCTTGTCGTAAGCCCAGAGCCAGGTCTTTTCCCGGTTCTTCTTGCCGTGCTTGTGGCCGACGTCGGTCCACCATTGGATCCGGCGGGCGCCGGGCAGCTCGTTCTTGGCGCGCAGCTCAGCCTGGCGCTTCAGCCAGGCCTGGCGACCGCCGCCAGGGACAGCCTGGTTTTCGCCGTCGTCATACGCGGCGCCGGGATCATCCATGGTCGTTTGGTTTTCCGGGTCCAGCTCGGCTTCCGGATCTCGACCGGTAGGAGGCGGGTTGAGCTCCCGGTCGGCAGCAAGCTCCGGGTAAGGATGGCCCTGCGCCCTGTGCTTCTCGACGATCTGCTGCCGCCTGGCCTCTTGTCTTGCCCGGCGCTCCTGGGCGCCAGGTCGATTGTCGAAATCGCTCTGGCGCATGAACTCCAGCATGATGTTAAACTCAACGTTGTTCTTATTGTCCGGCAGCGTTTTGCGGAAGGCGACCCGTTCGGCCGGAGACATGGACATAAACCTACGCACATCAGCCTCGGAAAACGCTAGGCCTTCATAATTTTCCGTGCTCTCATAACCGGCCGCCGGCTCCTCGATCAGAGTGCCGGTCCGGCCGAACGTCATGACGCTGGCGCTGCGCGGGGTCCTCAGCTTGAAGTGCTTGGTGGCCTCGACCTTTAGGTTCTCGATAGCTTCCGTCAGATCGTCTGCCAGGTTGCCGTCCTCCAGGACAGGCTTGCCCTGCCGGTGTCGTTCCATGCCGGGCGTGAAGCTCATGACCAGCTTGCCGTCGCGGTTCTCGATCCGGCCCATGCCGATGGCTTCCATGAAGCCGTTGTGATCGCGGCCGATACCTCCGAACTTGGCGTTCAAGAATACAAGACCATGCGTGACTGACTCCGGTCTGCCCTTTGCCCACGGGCCGTTGACCTGGGACAGATCAGACAGGTTCTCCGTGATGTGCACCTTGCCTCGCTTATCGATGAAATACAGGTAGGTGTTGTCGTAGTAGGCCTTCCTTTCTTCGGGGGAGGCGAACTCGCCCTGGCCGTTGCGGCCCGGACCATGCCCGATGTTTAGGTAGGTTACCGGAAGCTGGGCGGGCTGCTGCTTGAGCTTGGCTTCCCTGGCGCCGCCTGGGATCACCGTGTTCTCGCCGTCGTCGTAGGCCGCGGCCGGATCATTCAAGCTTCCGGTGTCTTGGCTCTCAAACCAGGCGTCAAACGCTTCCATTTCTGCCGTGTTAATGGCGTCGTTCTGGGCGTCGGTAGGGTTCTCGCCGGCTTGTTCGCGCAGATCTGCTGAGCTGGACGCTGCGGCGGCAGCCAGATCGGCCAGCTGCTTATCGTTTAGCAGCTTAAGGCGATCATCCATTCCGGCTTCAGCCATGGACTTGTAGTTGTCAATTAGGCCAGCCTCGTAGCTAGACGGGGTTTTCCCGTATTCTGCGCCAGGATCCAGGGCTACGTTCGGATCCAGGGTGGTCTTGGTATAGGCAGCCGTGCCGCCCTTTATGATGTTAAGCGCAGCGTCAGCCATTTCCTTTTGGCTCATGCTAGAGGAACCTGGGATAGCCAGGAGCTCCGTGCTGCCGGCCGGGAAGGCTCTGACGCGCGTAGCCACGGCTGCCGGGTTGATCACCGATCCGGTAATGAAACGCTGCCCCATGCGTCGCAAGCGTTCGCCGCCCTCGACATACATGATGCTGCCAAGGCCAAGCTTCTGCAGATATGTATCAACATGGCTCATGCCGACCTTGGTGGTAAGGGTCGGGAACTCCGGTGTGCTGGCATACCCGCGCATGAGATCCAGGTGAGCTACCTCGCGCGTAGTCCCGTCCTCAAAAACGGCGTCGATATAGACATAGTCCTGGGCTTCGTAATTACCGATCGGATCTCCGTGGCTCTCGTAGCGCAGCCGGAGGTTTGAGATCTTCTTCTTACCCCGGCTATACGTTCCGTTGTCATCCCATCCGTCAACCGGGTAGCCATCCGGGAAGCGCTTATTGATGCGCTCCATGATCGTGGCCATGTCCTGGCTGGCGCGCTTGGTGATGAACCCCTGGGAAGCCAGGAGGCCGTCGTCATGGTTCGGGACAGGTCTGCCTGTCATCCGGGCCATGTCGGCAGCAGAAGGGATAGGCTCGGCCTTGAGGACCTCAGCCATACCTTCCGCGTCCGGCGCACCCTCGCCGACCTCTAGATCATTTTTTTTTTTAGCCGCTTGGTCTACGACGTCGCGGAGGGTCTGGGGCTCGCCCTGGGGCTGGCCGCCTTCCGGATCGTATTCGGCAGCCGGCTCATTGAAGTCGCTGCCGTAAGTGCGAATGTCAAGAGAACGGTTTTGGCCTCCGGCGCCGAACGCATCCAGGACATTGATCTTAGTAGCACCAGCCACTCCGCTGATGTTTTGAATGACCAGGCGGGCGTTGGCGTCATCCAGGCCAGCGGTATAAATCATCATGTTGACCGGGTTGGCCCGGTCGATGCCGGCGACATACCGGTTAAAGCCGGTCTGTTCGGTGCCGGGGATCTTGGCCTTCATAGCCCGGAGCACATCGGCAGCCAGGGGGATTGTGGCAACCATGCGGTTGCTGTTGTCCAGGAGGATGATACCGGGCTGATCCGGGCCAAAGATGCGCTCGGCCTCAGCCATGGCATCCGTAGGGTTGCTGAACTGCTTGGCGTTCTGGCTGACGCGGAACGCAAACATGCGTTCGGTGATCGGAACCTTGAACTTACGGGGGGCAGCCTTGATCGCCATGTTGCTCTCGATCCGGCCGGATGGGGTCATCTGGGCGAACCTGGTGCCGGCGATGGCCATGGTGCCTTGGTATTTGAGGTTCGCAGCTTCGACCAGCTTCTGGATGTTGCCGCCGGCGCTAATGTCGGCCGGAGACAGGGTGGGCTTACCGGACGGGTGGTTATGGATAAACCAGACGCCGGCTGCGCCAGGGGTGCTGGCTGCGGTCCCGATAAGGATGCCAGGGTTGAAGCCGCAAGACGCCGGCTGGGAAAGCATGTGCTCGGCAATCTGGATCGGACGGCCGTTCTTGTCCGTGATCAGCAGGATCACCTGTTCCTGGGGGCGCTTGCGCAGACCAGCCACGACGTGGGCTGCGTCCTCGGCGCTCTTGACGAACTCGACGCCGGACATGACGTGGCCGGTCGTGGAGTGCTCGACGAACTGATCAAGCATGGCGTCGGACAGACCGAACTGAGCCATCTGCTCGCCGGTAAGGCGACCGAACGGAAGGGTGGTATCGAGCTTCGTCGGGAACACCGACGGGTTCGGGGCGGCCGGTTTCTTGCGCGGGGCGCGGGGCTTCTTGATAATGGGCTCGGCCGGCGTGGCGTTCACCAGGCCGGTGTCGGGAGTGGTGATCCCAGGGGGGTTGACCCTGGCGCCAGCTTCGCGCTCCTGGCGGGCGAACTCTGCGCCGGCGTTAGGATCTTCCGGGTTGGTTTCGCCGACGCCACCTTCCTGGAGGCCGTTTCGGACGATGCCTTCGATGCCGGCACCGCCATCCTCGCCGCCGTCGGCGCGCTGCGTGGCCTTACGGTTGGCCATGACCTCCGGATAGTCCTGGGCAGCCTGTTCTTCGCCGCCCTCGATCGGAGCCGGATCATATTCCTCGCCACCTTCGCGGAAGCCCATGCGCTCACCGGTCGGCAGCCTGGGCGTCGTGTTGGCGCCGCCAAGCGTGTCCTGCATAGGGCCAAAGTGGTGACCGAAATTACGCTGGTTGTTGATCGTGTCCAGGACGTCGATCTTGTATCTGACGGCCATGTCACGAACGTTGCGGTTCGCGTTCACGGCTTCCTGGCTGTCGTTGCTGGAGTCGCCCACGCTGATGATGATCTGGTCAGCGTTGGCGCGCTCCATGACCGTTAGGATCCGGGCGAGAGGGGAATTATCCTGGGCGGTGGACTCGACGTCGATCGTCGAGCTGGTTGTCCGGGGAAGGCGCTGGGTATTGCTCTGCGCAATACCCATGGTTCCGCGCTTGTTGGTGACCGTCGCAAGCGCGGTCATCTCTGCCAGGCTTAGAGGCAGGACGCCCATGATCCGGCCGCCCTTATCAAGGAAAGCGATGCCGGGCTTACGGGCGAGCAGCGGGACGATGGCGCGGACCGCATCGGTGCCATTAGCAATCCTGGGAGCAAGGGCGTTGCCGCGGATCTTGAACACGCGCTCAGTAAGCGCGACCGGGTAGCCGGCGGTCAGATCGCCGCCAGGAGTGTCCTCGGCCAGGGTGATCGGCTTAGACAACGCTTCGTCGCCAGGGTAGGTGTTGAGGAACTTTGCGGTATCCTTGTCGCCAGGGTGGAAGATGTAGCGAGGACCGTAAGCGCCTTCGCCGCGGGCGCCAGGATCGTTCTGGGCGTCGCCAACGACAAGGCTGCCGGCAAATTGAACGCCGACGCCTTCAAGGAGCTTCTGGATAGCGACCGCGGCCATCATGTCAGCCGACGAGAACTTCATGGTTCCGGACGGGTGATTGTGGACGACGTAAACCTTACGGCAGCCAGGGGTGCCGGCAGCGACACCGGCCATGATGTTGGAGTAGTATTGGGTTGCGCCCATGCCACCTAGGGTATGGCGCAAGACGCTGATCGGCTTGCCGTTCTTATCGGCAAGAATGACGACCATATTCTCCTGGGCCTGGTTGCGCAGGAACTCATAGGCCAGCGCGGCCGCGTCGGCCTCGTTGTCGATCGTAGGCTTAAACCACCTAAGGACGCCGACCTGGGCGTGTTCGACGAACTGAGATAGGATGGCCTGGCTGACGCCGATCTTCTGCAGCATGCTGGCCGGAATGGCCTTGGCGTTCCTGTAGCCCTTGCCGCCGATAGAAAGGCTGCCGTTGGAGACGATCGGATCGGCCGGCTTGGCTTCCGTAAGGGGAGAACCGGTGAAGGCGGGCTCAAGCTCCGGGGTTTCTTCGGGAACCTCCTGGGGCTGTTCGATCGGATCCGACTCCGGAACCTCCTGGGGTTCGACGCGAGACGGGTCATACGGGCGGCCAGGATCAGCCTGGGCGGCCGGGGGCTGCTGCTGAGGGGCGGGCGCCGGGGCGGCCGGGGCCGCCGGGATACGCGCGCGCAGCTCTGCGATCTGGCGCTGCAGATCGGCGACGACGGGGTCTACCGCCGGCGCAGGAGCCGGTCCAGCAGCGGGCGCAGGAGCGACAGGAGGCTGGGCTTGGGCTTGGACTTGCTGAGCCGGAGCTGCTGCGCCCGGACCGCCGCGCGGAGCTTGAGGTCCGGCGGGTGCTTGAACACCACCCTGGATGGCTTGCGGGTTGACATAAGGGGAAGCCTGGGGCGCCGCCTGGGGCGCTGCAAGACCGGAAGGGATACCCGACGGGGTCGGGAGCTGGGGCATCGGGGGCAGCTGGGGCTGGCGGGCGCCCGTGCCAAAGGTGGCAGCAGCCGGGTTGCCGGCGATCCCCATCTGCTGGAGCTGGTTTGCCCAGGAGTCAAAGGTGGGGGCGTTAGCCAGGTCAACGCGAGCCTGGGCTTCCGGCAGCAGCTGAGGGGTGCCGCCAGGGGCAAAGTTAGCGCGGGAGTCGGCGCCGGCATACTGAGGCAGGATCTGCGGGCCGGTAGGCGCCGTCAGCTGGGGCATAGGCGGCAGCTGCGGGACGCGCGGCGCCGGCATGCCAGGCTGAGCCATGGCCGGGGCCTGGGGCGCCTGGTTGACGCCAAGGCCACGGGCTACGAGATCAGAAATAGTGGTGGCCCCGGTGATCGGAGCAGCGCCCTGGGGCGCCGGCTGAACGGGCATGCCGGGCATGGGAGCTTCGGGCTCCATGGTCATGGCGCCGGTTTCAGCTCCAGGCCCCATAGCGCCCTGGAGCTCCGGAGCCGGCTCAAGACCGTAATCAGCAAGACCACCGGTGGGCTGCGCAGATTGCGCGCCGGCGCTGCCGAACAGTCCGGCGAGAGAAGAAGGAACACCGGAAGGGATGCCAGGCTGCTGCGGCGCGATCGGGCTAGGCAGCGCAGCTTGAGAAACACCGGGCGAACCAAACGTGGGGATCGCGAATTGATTAGAGGCTGCTGTGCCGCGCTGCGCTGCAGCGACGATCTGCGCAAGGGCTCCGATCTGACCGGCGACAGGCGCGTTGCCTCCAGGGCTAGACGGCTCCGGCGTCGGAGCTACAGGAGGAACGGGAGGCAGGGCGCGCTGATTGGTCGATCCTTTCCCCGAATTCGGATTGATGTTTAGAGCCATGTTTGTGTCTTAAAAATCTGATGTAAGACCGATCTTCGCAATCGGATTTAGGTCTACTTTTTGGGGGTTACCTGTCTCCTCCGTAGCTGCGGTCCAACGGATGGTAGTAACGGCCTTCTCCCTTGGTGTAGTCAAAGCCCTGGCGCAGACGATCTATGTCGCCCTGGAGTGACGGGATAAGCGGGCTGACCGGGACGTTGCCCGGACGGACGGCCATGAGCCTTTCATGGTCTAGCGCCTCCTGGAGCGCGGCCAGGGCGCTCTGCTTTTGCTTGATGTTGGCCCGGCGAATGTCCTGCTCATGGGACATTATATCGTCCTTGTTGCCCTTATAGCCCTTGATGAAATAGCGCCAGGCGTAGCCGCGCATGCTAGGAGGGTATCGTTTAGCGAACGTCTCAAACTGTTCCAGGATCTCGCCGGCCTTCTGAATGGCAGCCTTAGCCCTGGCTGCCGGCATGCCGGTGTTCTTCTCGATCTCGGCCGCAACCTGGTCTAGCCCGGACTCACCTTCGGCCGCCTTCTCCTGGATGATCTGAAGCGGGTTATCGATGTTGGACTTGCCGGCGCCAAACGCCGAACCGGCGCCCATGAGGCCGCCGACCATGAACGACGACAGCGCCGTCTTAAGGTCAACGTCATCACCCATGACCGTGTTGGTAATGATGTCGGTAAGGCCTTCTTCGGTAGCTTCCCACCAGGTATCAATAGATCCGTGAATTACCCTAGGTAGCAGGATCTTTTTGTAGATGCCTCCCCGGAACGTCTCAACCGGCCTCATGACCATGGCCGGCACCGGGCGCAGCAGAGATCCGGATGTTCCAGGCGCTTGCATGAACTTAGGTAGCTTAGACTTGCCCCAGGAGGTTAGCTTATCGCCGGCCTGGTTTAGGACGACGGCCGTAGCTCCCTCTGCCAGGCCGCGCTGCGCGCTCTCCTTGATCATGGCGTCGATCTGCCCCATGAAGCCGGCAGGATCGCGGTTTGCTATCTCGTTCAGCTTAGCCTGTGCTGCAGCGAACTCCGGGCTATCTGGATCTGACAGCTGGGATGTGTCTATGCCTTGCTCTCCAAGCCACTTGCCAAACGCCTGGTTAAACCCGGAGCCGGCACTAAGAATAGCCGTAGACGTTCCCATGGCTGCCGGTCCTACAACGGGCGCTGCTGGGCCGCTGGCAAGGCCGGCCAGGGTTGTGGCAAGCATAGTCGCGCCGGTGTTAGGCGCAGACTCCGCAAGCTGCTGCCACATGACGTTAAACGCACCCGTTTTGCCGTATTCATCTACGACGTCGCCGTATCCCATTCCTTCCTTGTTATACAGCTTCATGGCTTCCGACGTAGGCGACCAATAGCGCGTGCTGGCTTCGCGTTGACCGACGGCCTTTGCGCTTTTCTTGAAATTATCGTTAGCCTCTCCGGCTAGGATCTCATCTACCTTGGCCTGGATCTGCTGATCGTTCATCGAGGCCAGCTGTTCCGGCGTAAGCGTCAGAACGTAGTTAGCCACCTTGGCTAGTCCGCTGTCATTGAAATTAACTGAGCTGCCTGCGATCATGTTGACCGGATCATACGCGTATCGAGCCAACTTCTCCCTGTCTTTAAAGATCTCCAAACCCATCTGGCGTCGAGCTTGCTGCGCCCTAGTGTCACGCTGGAACTTATCCCTGGCTTCGATTATGGCGTCTGCCTCCTCCTTGGCTTTGACGGCAGCCAGGTAGCGCGGATGGTTTCTGGCGTTCTGAGTATTCTGGGTGTAGCTGGCGTAGTTTGGGTTATAAAACCCAAAACTACTACCCATACCCGTAGGCATGCTATCTGAACGCATGCCTTGGGCGACGAGCTCTGCCAGGACGGCAGCAGGATCTTCAGTCGGAAGAACCATGCCGGCCTTAGCAGCTTCATTAACGGCGTCGGTAGTCTCCGGCGCACCAGCCTTACCTTGCAGCGCAGCGGCCAGGGCAAGCTTATCGCGCATGGCGCTCTGCATGGTCCAGCCCTCAGCTGCGCCGGCTACCGAATTCAAACCGCGCATGAAAGCGTTACCGCCGCCGGCAAACAATGGATCTGCGTAGCCAAGCCACCCCCAACCTCCAACGCCGGCCTGGGGTGGCTTAGCCTTGGCTGGACCAAACTGAAGCTGGTTGTCCCTAATAAACGCGCCTTCCTTAGGTCTATAAACGACCGGATACTTGTCGCGCATGCGAGCCAGGGCAGCTCGGACGTTGCCGGCAGTAGTCGGTAGACCCTGCTTACTTAGCTCGTTTTGAACGTCTACGATCTCAGCTGGCTCGACCCAGATCACCTCCGGAGGACCTCCAGGGTCTGCAGATCCGACAGGCCAGGCCTGGTAGTTTTTGCCGTCTCCAGGCTGCAACAGGGGGTTAAGCTTGCCCTTGTCGTCTGTATATCCGGAGGCCATGGCTTAGCGCTTCCAGGGGGCGAAATAATCGAGGACGCGTTGATTAGGCGGGACCACAGTAGGCCCCAGGGACCATGCCTGTGGAGGAACCATGCCGCCGCCATACTGTCCGGTTAGCGTGTTGCGCCAAATAACCCTCGTTCCTGGATCCAAGCCGGCGGCCTTGGCTCTGATCTCATCCGGCGTTCCTTCGACCACGACGGCATCAGCTCCAGCAGCTTTCAAATTTTTGACAGCATCAAACGCTTCTTTCTTAAACTTGCGAACGCTCTCGGCTTCCCTGGCCTTTACAGGATCAGTTTTTCTCAATTTTTCGATCTCCTCAGCAGGAGTCATGGCATCGGTGTTCCTTGCAGCGGTTGCAGCGTCGTTGCCAAGAACTTGTGTTACGGCGGCTTGAGCAATCTCCTCGGCAGATCCGCGCAGCTTTGCTCGCCTTGCAGCCCTCATGATAAGGTTTAAGTCATTTTCAGACAGCGTCTTTCCCTCCGTAAGCTCATAAACTTGTGCAACAACCGCGTTGCGCAGATCTGCGTCGTTAGGAGGTTGATACTCCTTAACTTTTTTTGCTTCGCCGGCAAAGTATTCGTTGTCGGCCTTCTCCCTGGCGGCCTTGGCTTCGGCTTCGGCTTTCTGCCTGTTGGCGTTTGCTTCAGCTTCCTGCTTTTTTCTCTCTTTTTCGGCTGCAGCAGCAGCCCTGGCTGCAGCTTGAGCTTCGGCTGCTTTCTTGCCCTCCGGGGTTAGCTTGTAAATGTCTGCGACAGATCCGGCGTTGCCTGTGCGCGCGTTGAGCTCAGCAAGGCGCCTGGCTTGATCTGCCGTAAGTGAGCCTTTTGCTGCAGCCTCTGCCATGATCTTAGCTCTCTCCGCGTTAAACGCGCGCTGCACGTTGGCCTCAGAGATCCGATCAGCGTCATAGATCGCGCGAGCATCGGCAGCCTTGGCTTCGGCGTCGGCGTTCTTGAGCCTAATCTCGTTAAGCTCGTTCTGGCTGCGCAGCTGCCCCATCCGTAGCTGCGTTTCCTGGTCCGGCATGAACAGCTTGGCGATACCTACGGCTGCGTCGGCCCAGGGATCCTGGCGCTGCTGCTGCCGCTGGGGGGTATATCCGGAATAGTCTGCCATAAAGTTAAGCTACAGGAACAATCCAGCCTCCAGGTGTATTGCTTGGAACCATCCAACCGCCGGATGTTGCAGCTTCCATGGCTCCGGCCTTGGTTACGCCTTCGCTGCCAAGCTTGGCAAACTCACCAAGCCCAGCTCCGGCGTTGGCAGCAGCTGCGTAGCCGCCGGCGACCATGCCGACCTTGGATAGAATGTCTCCGATCGTCTTGAGCTGATCGCCCTTGTGGCTGGCGTAGTCCATCTCGGCGCCCATGGCGCTGGCAGATCCGCGCATGAAGTCGGCCGTAGTCCCTACGTTCGTCCGGGCGCGGGCGTTTTTGACGGCCATGGTCTGGGTTGCGTCTCCAAAGCTGGCAAGGGCTGCCTTGTTCTTGGCGTCCATAACAGAGCTCATCTTGCCGGCCTGGCCGCGCGCAGCGGACTCTCCGGAGACTACCTGGGGGGCTTCAGACCCGTAGGCAGACCCAACTTCTGCCCGCTTAACGGATCCAATGTCACCCTTATACGCCTCTGTGCGGCCGGCCTGGGCCTTAGCTTCGACCTCAGACCTGTTCTTGGCCGTGTTCTGGTTAAGAGATTGGGCAAAAATAGCGTTAGCCTCCTCGCGCAGCTTGGCCTGGCGCATGTTTTCTGCGGCCTGGACGTTGCCCATCGCGCGCTGCGCCTTCTTCTGGCCGGCGATCGACGCTGCCGTCCCGGCAGCGGTAGCAGCGATGGCGATGGTGGTAGGCTCACACATTAGGTATTAACGGTGCGCTCTTTGCCAGAGCTGCTGCCGCCTCCAAACGTAGAGTTTTTGAAGCCAAAGGCGCGCAGCCCCATGGCGTTAGGGTCGTTCATGCCGGCTTGGTTAGCTGCGCCCAGGAGGCCGGTAGTGTTCGCAAACAACTGCCCAAGGGCCGACGTCGTCGGCTGATTGGCCTGGATGGCAGCCCTGGACAGGGCGCTTTGCGCCGCAGCCTGGGCGTCGCCGGTCATGTTTAGCTGGCCGACCAGATCAGATCGTTCGCTTTCGATCTGGTTGCGCGCGAGCTGGGATGCCTCAAGCGCCTTGTTGCGCGCCTCAACGCGAGCTGCGGCCGTCTGCCGGTCGATCTCAGCCACGTTGCGGGTCTTTTCGCTGGAGTCAGTAAGGCCGGATCTGGCCAGGTTGAACGCCAGGTTGCTCTCAACCTGGTTGCGCTGATCCGCGATCTTAGGCTTGGCGTCTGCCATGTAGGCTTCCTCGCGTCGCTTGAAATAGCTGTCGTCGAACTGCTTGAACGTGTTGTCGATCGACGTCATGCCCTCCTTGATGCGAGCCTGGCGAGCTTGCTCATCGGCGCGCGCCATGGCGCCGTAGTCTGGTCCAGATGATCCGCACATGGCTAGGAGTGTGTTTTAGAGGGGTGTTTTATCCAGCTGAAAAGGATGAAGTCCTCTCCATTTTTTCCATACGCCTTGATCTCCGACTCTTTGTCGGCGCCAAGCATGCGCAACCAGGCGTGAGCTACGGTATGCTCAGCGGAGGAATAACATTGTGCGCGATGTATGCCGGCGTCGTTCATGGCTTGAGGCAGCGCGCGCTTGATGAACTTGGTTACCGACAGAGAAACCTCCGGCCAATTGTCGGTAGCAAACATCCATACCGACCAGACTCCGTCCCACATCGGGACGACGCCGATCGCCGCGACCGGGACGTCGTCGTCTGTCTTGGCTACCCAGCCAAGCTCCGGGACGATCATGATGGAGTCAACCAGGTGCACCGGGTTGTCCGTCCACCTGGTTGCGTAGATCTCGCGCCGGTCGAGCTCGCGCATGTTGTCGCATACATACAGCAGATCCGGCTCGTTGAGCTTAACCAGCTTCATTCTTGGAGTGCTGTTCGTTGTAATGGACGATCGCGTTCGCAAGCTTGGCGTATCCGGACCCGGTGGTCACGGCCTTGACGCCGACATGAGTCCCGTAGCCGGCGACCGGGATGCGCCCCAGGGCGAAGCTAGGCTGATCTATGGTGGCGATCTCGTCCTTGGCCGTCGGGTTAGTGTAGTCGAACCCGATAAAGAACTTCCAGCCGCCCTCACAGGTGACGTCCAGGCCGTTTACGGACTTAAACGTGGCCGGCTTGTTGGCGTCCAGGTAGGGGATCTCGACGGACACCGGGGAGGCGTCGTAAAGGGTTCCGTCGTGACCGCCGTAGATGTAGATCTTGTTGTCCTGGCTGCGCGCGTAGACCTTGTTTTCCATGGACGCGAACTCCTGGATCGTGAAGCCAGGCTCATATTCGGACCAGGCGTTGATCCCGGATCCGGCAAAGCTGGACAGGACGAACAGCCTGGAGCCCAGCGCCAGCCAATACCGGCCGTCCTCCGGCTCGATCACGGCCTTGGCGTCATACTTCTCGGCCTCGGTCATGGTCCGCATGTGCTCGATCACCAGCTGATCTACCGGAGATCCAATGTCGTTGGCGTAGGCTGCGTCGGTGTTTTCGCGCGCGCGCAGCGACCGGATGCCATTGTCGGCCAGGTAGAACAGATCTATGGCGCCGACGGACACGACTGAACCAGGGGCTATGCAGCCGGTGTTATCCAGGATCTGCTTCTGCGCGTTCTGAGCCGGATTGGGGTCAAAGAACCACAGCTGGCTGTTGCGCCTGGTGAACACGGCGACCATGCCCTGGTAGGCTCCGAAGCCGGTCAGATCCTCCCGGCCGCCGAAGTTATTGGACATGTCGATGAAGCCAGATCCCAGCTCGTAGACGCCCCACTTGGTCGCGTCATTGAGCTTGGAGAAGTATAGCGTGGACCCGGACGCCAGGTATTCCTTGCCCTTGTATGTGGCAGAGAACGCCGGCTGGACGCCTCCGACGCGGTTGAACCCGAACTGATACGGCTGGTTCGGCGAAGCCGGATCTACGATGATGATGGAATACTTGTCGCCTACGGTAAACGTGTCCTTGATCTCAAACTCCATGATCTGCGGAGCAGCCTGGATGAGATTAGTCCCGCCGGAAAACGGAGAGAACGCGGACAAGGTGACAGATCCGACCGGGGTGGCTGAAATGTTTCGACCGTTTCCGGACGCGCCTGTCCCTTGAAGCGTCTCTATGGTTACCGTCGTGTTATCAGACACGGAAGCCGTGTATTCGACAGAGGACAGGTATGTGTTGATCTGGTTAACGACGTTCAGAGCCAGGGAGCTATTGGAGTTTTCCCAGGGGACGCGCGCGCCCAGGACTTCCACGCCGTCAACCGTGACGCTGCTGATGCCGTTGAACGTCCCTCCGGCCAGGGCTCCGGTATATCCGGTAGCCTTCATGATCCACCTACCCGTAGGCTGCGACCTATCCTCTCCAGGACGGTAGTATGGGCTGGGGAGGATCGTGTCGGCGGCGTAGCTGAAGAAATTGTCACCAGGGTTGCCGCCGGTAGATCCTGGGTATGCCGGCTGACCGGAGAACTCTACCCAAACGGTCCGGCCGTTGGCTTGTTCATAGTCTGCCAGGGGCGCGTAGAGCGTCCAAGCGCCTGGGTCCCATTTGTTCCAGCCGCCGCCGCCATGCCAATAGGCCGCCGTATACCCGGTGCTCCCGGTGTTGGCGTTCACATAGGTTGAAAACGCGGCCGCGTAGCGCTGACCAGGGTCGCCGCCTATCCCGCCAGCCATGCTCCAGGCCGTGAAACCCTGGATCGTGGCGATCACCGGCTGCCTAAGGGTGAGGACAACGTCAGTCTGATCCTCGGTCGCTTCATGGCCGGCGGTAAGGGTAAAGCCCTTGTTGGTCCCGTCGTCCCAAAGCGCAGCAACCTTGGCGAGATCCGGGATGCCGTTACCGGTTACGGTCATCCCGACCGTAATGCCGGTCGTGTCGGCCGTCGTCACGGTAAGGCTGCCGTCAACCGTCGAGCATGTCAGCGTGACAGGGGGTGGCAGCGGAGCCGGGAAGCCAAGGAGCTCTTTTGCAGATCCATCCGGGTAGGCTACCCACAAGCCGATCGTAGGGGGTAGGTTAGGGTAAAGATGCTGACGCAGGGCGTAACTAGCGCTCGCCGCAACGGACGCAGACCCGTTTAAAACGACGAACGACCCTTTGGCCTTCTTGTCCGGAGTAGGGTCTGTCTTGTTCTGAACCACGACCCCATCGACGGCCGGGTTTGAATTCTTGATCATGCTACCCTCAAACGCGACGCCTGGAGGGCCGATTACTCGCAACTTATTCCCATTGATCACCTGGATCGAATAAGGCTGGTTTTCGTCGTTAGTGTAGGAGAACACGGACGCCAGGTGCGCGGCGATGCCGGCGTTGTTCATCATGGCTGCCGTGACGATGCCAGAGGTGAAGTCCTTGATGAAGGCGCCGTCCCAGAACGGGTATCGCTGGCCGTTGGCGAACTGAGCGATCACGAAAGGCTTGCCGCCATATACCGTTGAATAGACCACCTTGGTCATGCCATTGGCGGCGCCTTCCGGAGGCACCAGGCGCTGGTAGGTCACGCCGGCCGGCATCTGCGCAGCCAGGTCGTTAGATCCAAAGACATAGACCAGGCCGGACCCCGTCTCCAGGCCGAACGTCCCGGCCGGCAGCGTGTATGCCAGGTGGAAGGCCTTGCGCTTCTCGATCTCGCCGCCGCGCGTGATGTGCGCGTTGACCAGGGTCGTGAGCGTCCCAGGAGCTGAGGACAGCTTATGCCGTCGCGTATCAAGGCCTCCCTTGAAGTTTTCAACGACGATGTATGGCATAGATTAAGAGGGTCGATCGTCCCATACGGAACGGCCGCCGATATACCGGATACGCCGGCCATCATCCAGGCCGCCGCCATAGACGAACCGGTCTGTCTTGAGGCCCATGCCCTTGAGTCGATTAAAATGGGACTGAGCCTGGCTGAGCTTGGCAGCTGCGTCCTGGGCCTTGGTCCTGGCCAGGTGCTCAGCTGCGGCGAACAGGACGATCAGAGTGTCGTCCAGGAGCGCCGTATCGGTCGTCGCGATAAGGGGAGGCAGCTTCCGGACAGCCCGGAAGCGCAGGATCTGGTTGTTGGTCGTCGGGATCGGCCAGACTTCAAATTGGTTGCCCTCGTAATGGCGCCAGCGCAGCGCGGGCTCGCTGGCCTCACCCTGGTCGGAGTCGTAGTTGTTCATCTCGTCGGTCCCGATGCCGTAGCTGATCGGGTGCCAGAGATCGCTATACTTGACCTGGGCGCACATGATCCGGTCATAGTCAATGTCCGGGTCAAAGGCGTAGTAGCGTTCGCCGGCGAGCAGAGGCTCGTCCCGGTCGATCACGCCGAAAGACCAATCAAAGTCCTGCCATAGGCGTTCCTGTGTCCGGCGCAGGAGATGATCGAACTGTTCGATCGTGTTGACGCCCATGGACACGCTGGGCGACGCACCAATCTCGGCTCTGAGCTGGTCGCGCAGACTAAGGAGACTAGTGTTCCTGGCCATGTCCGGTTAGGCCTTGGGCTCGTCTTTGGCCTTGGCCTCGATCTCGACGCCGACCTCGGAGAGATCAGACGGGACCTTGGGCATGGCGCCGGGGAAAACCTTTTTAAAAACGTCGTCGCCGTAGACGGACTTGAGGCGGTTAACCTCGTCGGCGTTGCTGCGCTTGATGGACTCGACGTCAACCGGGGCGACGACGGAGTCGCTGCCGTGGAGGTGCCGGAGCACGACGATCTCGGCCGCTGTCACGCGGCGCGTGGTCGTATGCTGGATGTTGCCGTTGAGGAGGATCTCTACGATAGCGGTCTGCATAGGCCTGGTAATCTGTCCAGGCAGCCTGGACGCGCAACAAAGAAAAGGGCCCTGGAGTTAACCAGGGCCCCTGTTTGTAGGATCTAAGTCCGCTTAGGCGAACTTGTAGACGCCGGAGCTGTTGAGCTTCTTGGTCACAAGACCACCGGTCCAGGTCATGGCCTTGTAGATAACATACTTATCTTCGGGGCGAGCCGGGTTGTGGGTCTTGTTTTCTTCGCCGTCCATGACGTAGAGCTGCAGCGCATCGGAGTCGATGATGTAGCAGTAGTCCGTCTGGTTGCCGGTGCCGTCAGCCTGGGGGAGATCATCCAGGGTCGGGTCATAGACGAACTCACCGATGCCCAGGAGGCTGGTGGTGCCCATGCCGACGGTGTTGGAGCCGGTGAAGCCGGACTGAGTGTAAAGACCCTTGGAGTGGATCTCCTTCTCAAGCTTCTCCAGGGCGCCGGAACCGCAGAAGATCGCGTTCGGCTTGCCGCCGTAGCGCTTCAGCTGGCGCACTTCCTTGCGGAGGGCGTCGATGATGTTGGTCTGGCCGGACGCGTAGGTGAACTTATCCGAACGGTTGCGCCAGAGGGCGTTGGTCGCACGGGAGATACCGCCGGTGGTGCCGGTGGCGTTCAGATCCGTGGCGCCGCCGGTGATGGCGAGGCCGGGCTTGAGGAAATTCATCAAGCCGGCGACAACCTTGGGGTCCTGGGAGCCGTCCTTCCAGAACATCTGGTTCATGCCGCGGGCCCAGCCTTCGGACATGTCGTCGAGCTTGGCCTTGAGGATGTTGGTGAGGACGGTCACGTCGCGGTTGCTGTGCTTGGAGGTGCTTTCGCCGGTCGTGCTGTCAGAGACGGAGATGCCGTCGATCTTGAGCTCGGTCAGCGTGACCTTGATGCCAGCGTGGATTTCCTTCCAGGGGAAGGACGCGCGCTTCGTGTTGCCGGGGTTGTCGTAGGACACCTGTTCGTCGCCCTCGTAGCCGTGGATGCCGGGGAGGGTGTCGTGGAAGGTGATCGGGATGGTGATGTCACCCTTGCCGCCGGGGAAGGTCTGCTTGCGCTTGTTCATGAACGCGAGCAGGGGCTTTTCCTGGATGGTCTGGGCGAACGCGTCGCTCTTGACGTGGAAGTCGAGCGCGGACGCGACGATGTGGTCGAGGGAGGAGAACGTGGAGGGCATGATGTTGTATCTGGTTCGTGGTTATGCTTGGAGTCCCAGCCGGATCACGTCAGCTAGGCTGCGCGGCGCCGGCGAGGCGTTGACGGACGACATTGAGCTGGTCGGAGTCCTAAGCGGCGTATTTCTCCCGGCGAGAGGCCTAAGGCGAGCGTTCACATCGGAGAGAGCGCGACGTGCGATCTCAATAGCTTCCGACGGATTGCTAGCCGGCCGTTCTGCCAGGAGGGCCTTCACCCGGTCCTGCACCATCTCGTATTTCGCGGACCATTCCGGATCCCTGGATCGTTCTACCTGTTCCCATTGGCTGACCGCGTTGACCATGGCCTGTGACTGAGCGATGGCCTCCTGCTGCTGGATGTATTCCTGCTCCTGTTGGGAGCGCTGATACTGCTGGGCCTGTCGAGCCATGATGAAGTCGCGCTCGGCTTGCAGCCTGGCGAGCTCCTTCGCGGACTCCTTGTCGATCAGCGCTTCATCAACCTTGCTCTGAAGCTCCGGCGGGAGGACGTCCCCCGTGAAGCGAGCCAGGTTCTGAACATAGCCATTGAGGCGCTGATACGCCTCGACGGGGTTGTTCTTCATGAGCGCCATGACATACATGCCTTCAGCCATTTCCTGCGGCGTGAGGCCGTTGCTGGTCATGAAGGTGTTGATCTTCTCGAACTGCTCGGCCTTGGGTTTCAAGGCTTCGCGTTCGGCGACCATCTCCTGCCAGCGCGGGTGCTTGTGGAACGGTAGCTCCTGCGCATCGGGGGCTTTCTTCTGGCCGGAGCTGTCCAGGCCCTGGCCATCGGCTGCTGTTCCCTGCGCGGATACCTTCTGATCCCCCACGGTGGACGATGCCGTGTCAGACTTGCCCTCAGCCGCGGATTTAATCACGTCTAAGAGGCCGATCTTCTTGTTAGCGTCCGTGTCGCCCGCCGGTGACGAACCAGCGGTGCCTTCGTTTAGCGTCTGAGCTTCCGGCGCAGCGCTTACCTGGGGCGCCACGGTCTGCTCAACAGGCGCCTGGATGGGCGCCTGGGTTGTGGATGTGGGGTCGATCGACGGTTCCGACCCGGTGCTGTTTAGCGTCTCGCTCACAAATTCAGTCTTTCAGCTCTTTTTATCCTGGCAATAAGAGCTTAAACCCCATTTTGGGGGACCCCATACATCTTAGGCTGCGGGATGTTCGGGACCTGGGGGTTGACGTTGACGTTGCCACCGGCCGGCGCGCCAGGCGCCAGATCCGGGGCGGCCGGCATACCGCCGGCAGCTCCTTGCATATTGGGATCCTGGGAGGCTTCGATCTCGGCCATCTGCTTCTGGGCGTTCATCTGGACGATGGACGGCAGCGCAGCCCGGACGGCTTCAGACATGTCCAGGCCGTCGTCCATGCGCTTGATGGCCTCCTTGGCCAGCCAGGTCGGGTCAATGCCAGGGATCTGGATCAGCAGCGGAGCCAGGCGCTCAAAGGCAGCTATGTCGGCGGCCTTGTTCGGACGACCGGAGCTGCCGGCCTCGATCTCCAGGAGCAGCTCGTTGGCGATCTCCTGGGACGAAAGGGTCGGCCAGGCGGCGCCAGGGCCGGCGATCTTCATGGCCGTAGCCGGGTCCATAAGGGTCAGCATGGTGGCGCCGGCAGCGCGGGCCAGCTCGGTGAGGAACTCATCCAGGTCGTCCACATGCGAGCCCATGGAGCTCATGCGGCTGGACTCAGCCACGGAAACCTCGGTCGCCGTGTTGCCCGTGCCGCCGCCCAGGTTGGCTTCCTGGCTGCCGACGACGCGGAACAGGTCCTCCATGAACATGGAGGTGTCATACAGGGACGGATCGACCGGGATAGGCTGGACCGGCTGCAGCAGCTGGTTGACCGCCTGGCCGGGCTGCAGGGACATGAGCTGGATCACCTCGTTAGGCTGGCGATCCATGAGCTTCTTGACGTCGCCCTCGGAAAGCATGCCCACCGGCGTGACATACAGCGGCCGGTTGGCGTTCCGGTGCTCGCGCAGTCGCTGGCGCGCCAGGTTGTATTCAAGCTGGATCGGCTTCATGAGCCGGACGTCTGACGGCGGGTAAATGTCTCGGTCGGACTCGACTTCGTTGAACGCCAGGACAAAGAACGGCCAGAACCGCTTGAGCTTGATCTCCGGGCAGCCAGGTTCGACCAGGAAGTCCGGATAGCCGTCCGCGATCACATACTTGAGGCCGTCGCGCTTGCTGTAGATCTCCCAGATCCGGGCGACGTCACATTCGGTCTTTTCGTCGGAGCTGACGTATTTGTTCTCCTGGCGCGTGAACGACGTCCCCAGGTCAACACCGTAGATCTCCTTAACCTCGTCGCATGTGAGGATGAACTCCTGGGCGACCCATTCGGCGCCGATGAAGCCCTTGAGCTGCCGGCAGCGCGTATCGACGATGATGGTCTGGGACTGAGGGAAATCAAAGACGATGCCCTCGTCGATGATCATGTCCTCCTTCTCAAGGAGCTCCTTCTTCAGCAGCTCAAGCTGCGCGCGCTTGGCGTTGTTCTCGTCGAACTTGTCGTCCTTTAGATCCTGCTCCAGGCGGTCCAGGGTCTTGATCTGCTCGGTAATGTCCGTGAGCTTCTCGACGTCCTCCGGGCGCCTGGCCATGACGCGCTGGTAGCCGATCTTGACGAAACCGACGCCGGTGACGCATGTGCGCCGGACCAGCTGCTTCATCTGCCCCTTGATGTTCTGCGTCTCGATGATATGATGGAAGATGATCTCCATCGTCTTGCCGATCTTGTCGAGCTGCCGGCGTTTCTCGAACCCCTGTTCGACGTCGGCCATGAGCGCCATGGCGTGAGGATCCGGCATGCCGGTGGCCATGAACGATTGCTGGTTGGCCGTGTTGGCTGACTCAAGCTGGCTGGCATCGCCCTCCCAAAGCGTGAAATCCAGGGTGTTCCGGCGCTTGGCTACCGCCTTCGGGTTCTTGGCGTAGAGCGCGGCGACGCGCGTCTGAACGTGGCGCTGCACCAGGTTCGCGACATACCGGTCGTCGTTAGGCCCGCGGTGGCCAGGCCATTGTTTGCCCATGTAGAAGTCCATGTCCTCCTTCATGGCCTGGAGGGGGCGTTCCCAATGCTTCTTGGCGCGCATGACCTTGCCCTGCCACTCTTTGACCAGGGCCTTCATGGAGTCCTTGGCGTTCGGATCGGGATCGCGCTTGATGCCCTTCGGCATCTGTTCGCCTTCGACGCCGGAGTCCACGTCGTAGTTTTCTTGAGGTTCGTTGGCTTCCATAAAAAAATCGTCGTTATGACCAGAAATTGCGCAACCTGTTTTCGGCATACTCCCTCATCTTGGAGGAGTGCTTGACCCAGGCCAGGGTGCCGGTCGCCGGCCCCTTGTCTGCCTTGGACGGAGCGCTCGCGCCCACCTGGAGGTTCAAGCCCATGCCGATGTGCGCCAGCCAATCGACAAAGTCGTCGTGCCTGGCGGCCGGGAACTTGAGCAGCTCCAGCTGCGCGTCCGGCCACCAGCTGGCGAACTTGGGGAAGAACACCTTGCCCATCGCCATACGGCCGCGGATCGCCTGGGCGCGCGTCTGCTTGTCCTTGGACGGCGTCACCTCGTCGATCGCGCAGTAGATCCGTTCCTCCTGCATGCGCTTGCGCAGGAACGGACCGATCGCCTTGGAGATGTGCCCCTTCTCAGCCCACCAGAGCAGCGGGGTGTTGCGCCGGAACTGATCCAGCATGGCGTCGCAGACGACGTCGGTCTGCGCCCGGCGCCAGAACAGGTCCGGCAGCACCCAGATGTTGTCGTCCTCGTCGATGCCGACGCAGCCCATGCACGTCTTGTCCGCGTCCTGGGCGATCGAGACGGCGTGGTCGGAGGCGCCATACTTGCGTAGGTTGGCCGGGATCGCGCTGGGGGAGTCGTAGGTCTGCAGCCAATCGCGCTTGAAGTAGTCGCCGTCCTCCGGCGTGGGAGCCCCCTGGTAGAGAGCTGAGAAGCCGGTGGGGTTAAGGCGCTTGATCTGATCCAGGGCCTGGATCGGGAAGCGCTCCGGCCAAAGGGCCTCGCCAGGCTTGCGCTTCATGGGGTCATCCTCGCCGGCGATGGCCGGCAGCGCCAGGATCTTCCAATTCTTGGCTTCGTCGGCGTTGTAGCACGGGTTCGACGGGTCGGTCAGCCGGCCGATCAGATCGTCCTCATGCCAGCGCGTCATGATGATGACCACCCGGCCGGCCGGCATCAGACGGGTCATGGCCACTTCCGTGAACCAGGACCAGAGCTTGTCCCGGAGGTTCTTGGAGTTTGCCTCCTCGCGGTCCTTGATCGGGTCGTCGATGATCAGCAGATCGGCGCCGCGGCCGGTAAGGCCGCCGCCACGGCCGACAAAGACGGCCAGGCCGCCCTCCTCGGTCTGGAACTTGTCCGACGCCTTGCTGCCGGTCTTGAGGTGGCAGCCAGGGAACACCTGTTGGAACACCGGCGTCCCCATGGTCGCCCGGACGGATCGGCCAAAGTCCTGGGCAAAGTCGTCGTTGTAGGTGGCAAAGATCAGCTGCCGGTAGGGGTCCTTCCCCAGGAACCAGGCCGGGAAGCGCCTGGACGCCAGCTCGGACTTCCCGTGGCGCGGAGGCATCGTGATGATCAGCCTGGGCATACGCCCGGCCTCGCTCTCCTCCAGGGCGGCCGCGATCACCCGGTGATGCAGCGCGTCCTGGTAGCGCGATTGGGTATGGTCATCCGGCGCCTCCGGATCCGGCAGCGTGAACTTGGTGAACTCGATCAGACCGGACCTGGCCTTCTTAAGGCGCAGCAGACGCTCGGCGGCCTTGATCTGCCGCTGAATGTCGTCCTGGTCCGTCTCGCTCATCAAGCCGGCTGCGCGATGCCGCGGGCAGCGAGCTCGGCGTCGATCTCGGCGCGCGTCGGCTTCACGATCACCGGAGCAGCCGACCAGGACTTGCCGGGCTTGGTGAATTCCTTGATGCCAAGGCACTTCTTGCCGGCGAGATCCAGGAAGGCCGCGAACCCGACAGGGATCGCGAGCTCGACCAGGGGAGGATTGGGAGGGCGCTTGTATTCGCTCATGGGAGATTAGGTATAGTAGGAGCCGTTGCCGTCGGAATAATAGGTGGTGGTCCCGTCGTTGTAGATCACGGTTCCATAGGGATACCAGCTGTTCTGCTGATTGGATGTGTAGGTGCTGCAATCGGCGTGAGTATACTGATCGGCCGTGTAGGTGCCGGCGGTGTATTCGTTGCCGTTGATGTTCACGAACAGATCGCCGCTGACGGTTCCGACATAACCGCCTTCCGTGCAGGACGGGTTGCCGCCGGTGCTTTCGACGTAATAGCCGCCGGAGCCGTTGGACTTGTAGTCGTTCGTTCCGTCGCTGGCCAGAAGCGTTCCGTAGGAATACCAGCTGTCGCTCTGCGACCAGGAGGTCGTGCAGTCGTTGTTGTAGTATTCGTAAGCCGAATAGCTGCCGCCGACGACGCTCGCGCCGATCTCGCTGATGTAGACATACAGATCGCCGGACGACGTGTTGCCGGTGTTGCCGCTGCAACCGCCGGTGCCGTCGCTCTCAGAATAGTAGCCGCCGGATCCGTTGCTGTAGTGGTTGTAACCGTCGCAGCTGGTGAGGTAGGTGCCGTAAGGGACGTATTCCGTCAC